TGCGTCGCTTAATAGTTTTACGATCTTTTTTGCTTTTCCTCGATTCATGGCTTTCGCTCCTTTGGTTTTTGAATTGACGTTTCAGTTCTTTGAGGTGTCGCTTATTCGTGCGACGAAGGATCCTTGCCAACTTCTCTGTTTTGGTGAATCGTTCGCCGAATTCATAATTGAATACGATACGACGTTTCGCTCCACATCCGGCCCCGGCCGCGGAATCCTTTGGGAATCCCGTAGCGCATTTCGCAATCATGCGACCGCGTTGTATTGTTTCGGCACCTGCTAATTTGTTACCGAAATGATCGAAGACACCTTGCGGTCGGACGAACAATGTATGAGATCGGCCGCATTCCCAGCAATTCCAACGAAACGTAGCGCTTTCGAAAAAGCACTTAGTCGATTTCATTTTTTCACTCGCTTGATCATTGCCGCATATTGCAATTCAAACACTTTGTATTCGACTAAACAGTCGATGCCGTTGTACACGAGCAGATCCCGCAACTCGATGTCTTGAATGTGGTTCTTCTCGTTCGCGTATTCCGATTCCAAAAACGGATGGATGTTTTGATCCCACGCCGGGAAACCCAACCACACCAACGCGAGAAATGCCAAGCCTGTACAGCCTGTGCGATTATCGTAGATGTGTGCGTTGATCATCGTATCCCAAAACCAACCTTGCACCTCGATGCCGAGTTTCGCACGGGACCAACGATCTTCGAATTTCATGTTCTGGGCGATTTTGCGGCATGGCGACAACAACCATTTTTTGAATTCGTCGACCGCGGGACCGTGAAATGGAAATGCAATTGTTCGTTTGCCCTTCCAACAAATGCCCGCTGTGTAAATCTCTGCCTCGGCACTGTCGGGTTTGAGCATATTCGTTTCGTAGTCGAACGCACCCGGCCAACCCAATCGCCGATATTTGCGAATGATCTTTGCTGCTTCCTTCGAGCTCAAAATCGGTTCGACTTGATTACGATAATTCGGTACTGAGTCCCACGGCCTCCCGCTCAGTTTCGAGATCGCTCGCAAATGTTGCTGGAACAATAACGGTACGGCCGTCCCGCCGCGTGGATTTTCTTCTTCACGCATTACGTACGACGGATGCCACACCGGGCAAATCCAGACGTTGTATTTCTGCGACGGGATTGTCCATCCAACCCACGGATCGATTTTTTTGATGCCTCCGATCCATTGACCGTGTAGTACAGATTTCAATGCCGGCAAACCTGCTGCAACGATAATCTCGGGATTAAAACTCTTGATCGTCGATTGCAAATTCGGCAAGCAGTGGTCGAGCTCCTCGGGCTTCGGCGACCGATTAGTGTCATTGTCTGTGTGAGGACGGCAAATCAATGCATTGGTTTTGTGACAATCAACATCCATATCAATGTCGACTTCTGACCATGCGTTTTTGAAATACTTCCCTGCCTTGCCGACAAACTGCTCGTTATCCTCATCCTCCGTTTTCCCGGGAGCTTCGCCGACGAGTAGGATTTTGCGACGACCCTTGCCCGTCGGCGGCATCTTCGGTGATTTGCAATGCTTGTACAAACCACAAGCACCGCACCGCGGGATGTTCAACACTGGCGGCGAGCTGATGAATGACGATTTCGGAAAGAACGACATTACTCGGCATCCTTGGCTTCGAAATGGTCACACGGGCAGAAATCTTTATCGCCGTTAGTTTTATCCACCAATGCTTCGCACGGACCGCCTGAATCATGTGAACCAAACGTGTGACCACAAGAACACATCGCTTCGAAATCATCGCCAAACGGATTCGGTTCGCACTTGCTGAACAGAACCTCGCCACATCGTTTGACGTATTCTTCCCGCGTCTCGACAGGATAATCATCATCCTCTAACAAAAATTGATTGTCAACAAAACCAGCAATCACGTACACCATTCCGCGACCATGGGCATCTTCGTACCACCAATGACCGATTTCGTTCGGCCACGGCATTGCCACGCGGAAATCATTGCACAAACATCCTTTGATAAGGCACTCGATGTTATCAACATCGATATGATCGCTGCGTTTGTGCTTACAGCAACATATTGCATCGTAATCGGTAGTCATGTTATGCCGCCTTCTTCGTTTTCTTTTTCTTCGTCTTCGATTTCTTCTTCGTAGACTTTTCTTCCACTTCGTCGTCGTCACGAGTTTCATTCAGGCTTGTGACGTAAACGAACTTGCCCTTCTTGTCGCCGGCACGCAACGATTTCTCAGTCACTTGGCATGTGTTTTTGTACTTCGTGACCAATTCACGAAGTAGATCGGGCGAAATCATAAACGACAACGGTTCGCCTTTGTACTCGGGCACGTCTCGCGGTTCGGTGTGTTCACCAAACGGTCCTTCACCCGTCATGTAGCATTTGCCGGGTTTCAGATCGATGCGAACTTGATTTTCCTCCTTCGTGTTATTGCGTGAGAACACTTCGCATTTCTCACTCACCTCGATCAGGCCCGCGGGCAGTTTGATTGGTGTGCCCTTGGCGTTCTTGATGATGTGGTCGAGCGAAGGGAATGTGCTGCCGGCGTCACGACGACACGACAGAATCAGTTTCTGCGGATTGCGAAAATGCAGGAACGTATCGGTTTCGCTGAATTCAGTCATGCCCAACGGCACGATGTTCTGTAATGCCAATTGTTTGACCAGAATTGGCGTTTGCACCCCGGTCGTGAACGTGTAACGTGCCAATTGAAATTCGTCGAATGCCTCGATCCATTCAGGATGAATATGGATGCACGTCAATTTGTACTTGGCGTCATCGCGACTCGCACATGATTGCACGCTTTTGACCGCCTTCGCAAACTCCTCCGACAGCGGCTGCCATTTGCCAGGCTTTTCGAGGTGTTCCAATGGCAAAAGGACTTCCTCTTCCATCGTGATTTTGGTGCGTCCGCGTCTGCTTTTGATCAGCAGCTGCTTTTTCGCCATCGTGATCTCGACCGTTTCATCATCGATTTTCGACAGGATGCCCAACAACGGATCGGACGGTACGGCGCCAGTGATATCCAACGGGCTTTTGAATTTGGTCGCCGTCTCTTCGTTGAACGTCACAATGTAACCGTCCTTGAACACAAATGACGACGACTGTTGAATTACGTCACGCGGCGAAAGGCCCGCCTTGCAGCATTCGAGAGCGTGTAGAAGTTTTTCGCGATTGACTTGCATTATTGAACTCCGTTGAGTGAGAGTGCTTGAATTGCCCACGCTTTAGTGTTTCGTTGCAGCGTTCGCACGGACACACCAAGCGAACTAGCGCTATGCGTAATGTTGTATTTGTTTTGCTTCAACACCAACCCAGCCAATGCCTTATACGCTCGTTCTTTGGTTTCGCTGCCGTCGAGGATGATCACTTCAGAAGGTTCACCGCGGCATTCGACAGGCAACGATGCTCGATCATTTCCTACAGCATCCCAAAAATTTGTGCAACGAATGCTGCCGCACGAGCAACGAGTGATGGTCTCCATTGTTTTAATCCTCAAGCTTTCGGCGTGCGAGTTTTTGGCGGGCACGTTTCAATTGTGTGATGAACCGCGGGTTCTTTTTCTTGCGGAAGTCCCAATAGGTGTTTTGTTGCAACGCCTTGCTTTACCTTTTGCAAATCTCAAATCGTTTGGAATTTTAGGATCCCATTTCGGATCTTTCCAAGTTTGATTTTTCAATACAAACGCCATTGTGTTATAAGTCACTCCAAAACGTCCAGCCAATCGCTGACAAAGACCAAATTTTTGTTTGTTTGCATCCCATATCCTTCGTGCTTGTCTAATCTTCTTCCATGACAATTTAGCTTTGTAATGTTCATCACCTTTGCTGTATTTGATGTGCGACCGTTTTCCGTTACGGAATGCGTCCTTTGCATTGTCACTCATCGACCCCCAACACAGATTGTCCAATACCAAATTCAACTTTACATCGTCCAAATGACGACAACGCAAACCCACGGGACAAGGACCGACAAATGTTGTCAGCATCAACATATGAACGAAAACTCGCTTTGCTTTCCCGTTTTTGTATAAAGTTACCGTTGCGTATCCATCGCGATTGATAATATGTTTTAACAAGTATGGTTTCTGTTTCTGGTATGATTTCACTCTTCCGTGCGTAGACACCTTGTACAATCCTTTGTATCCACGCACCCATTTCCATCGCTCACTCATTAAGACTTCTCCTCTTATGCTTCCTTTTGGCGATTTCTAATTGACGGATGAATTTCGGCGCCCTTTTACATTTGCGAAAGTCAAAAAACGTGCTCATCACATTCAAGTCACGTTTGACCGATTCTCGCGGGTCCTTTTTCGTCTGAGCTCCCGCATAGTAGACGTGCATGCTATACCTCCATCAATTTACGACGCGGTTTATGTTTCAATACGAATGGACGCGGCCAGGCGGGAATGTTGTCTTGTAACCATTCGTAGTACATGATGTTCGCGGCCTGCCGCATATCTTGATCGTTTGATACGCCGGGCTCGATTACCTTGCCACTCTTTTTTGTGCGACCAAACGGGATACTGATCAACTTCAACCAACGCAATACAGTTTTTTGCTGTTGTTTGCTGAACGATTGATAGTGTTTCGGTTTGACGAATGCGCTGTCTGAATCACGAGCCGTATATGGCGACACCGCATCGGTGAACAAACGATAAGAACCGAGGTCCCATCGAAATACGCCATTGCGTTCGTTGGGAACGTGAATCTGGCCGTAGAACGCCATTTTCACCCACGTGGTCGAATCGATGCTATTACCTGTCACATAAACGCATTCATTGCATTTGGTAAAAAATGCACCAGACCGAACACGAACGCACCATAAACGTCCTGTATATAACAGTTCTTCTTTTTGTAGTTTATGACACCACGCAAATTCGGTGTGCGATGTTTTACACAAACGAACTATCGGCATTCCTGTTTTGGTATTTGTAAGACTAGTTGTATATCCTGCTAGAATACAAGCAAATCTGAAATGATGGATGTTCTTCTCATCTTTTTGTGCTAAATAACAATGCTCACTTTCACTAGCAACCATCATTTGTCGAGTTCCATCAGCCATTATTGATATGTCAATAAATAGCTGAAGTTGTTCTTTCGTTAATGCCAGCAAAAATGCGTATGATAGTTGCTTATCAGGAAATTCAGCAAGCAAACGATCCCGATTGTCTCCGTACAATTCAAATTGACAACAACCATCTCTGCTACTAACTGATCGACAGAATTTTTCATTCAAATCAATCAGGCATCTTTCAATGCGGCGTACTTTTTCAGGGTTCTTTCTGAGTGATTGATAAATCCCAATTGACCGTTTGCGATAATGCCTTTGCTTGCGAATTGTGCCCTCTGTCCAATACCATGCAACAAGTTCAACAAATGCATCGGAATACGTTTTCCTTCCTGGATAACTTTGGTATTCACCGACTCGCGGAATACAATTGCTTGCATTTAGTCCTTCGGTGTTTGTTGTACTGAATGTCCGATGCGTTCTGTCTGTCACCTTCCAACGATGATTATGACTGACAAAAGCTTCGACACTTTTGATTTTTTGATTTTTCAAATGAACAATTGGTGCATCAACAACATCAAAAACTGGCAATTCTTGAATTTCTTCCCATTGAGTTTTGCCATCATCATAACACAGAATTTCGGTTCCAACTTTCAACTCTGATAGACATTTCCATCCATCACGTGTTAATACTGTATGGTCTTCCTCAGTCATACAATACCACGGGTAATCGAGGATGTGATTGATATTGCCGACGCCGAAACCATGTACCTTGATTGTTGGCAAATGTGATGGGGGCGGACAAATATGGTCAAACATCGTGTTGAGCCATCGCGTTACGCCATCTTTCAAAATGCCTTTAGCGATCCCACCGAACCCGATGTAATCGTAACCGCGTTCAATGTATTTATCGATCCACTCGGGCGACGTGCCGACGTGAATCACCGGCAACGGCCGCAATCCGTGCTCCCGTTCGAAGTAGAATTGATTCATCCACGTTCGAACGGGATCATAGATCACATCGATGTTGGCATAGTAATCAATAGCGTCACTGTGCCGTTTGATGAATTGGGCGTAGGAATCAGCATATTCCCAGAATTCGACTGAATCGAATCCACTGAAATCGATCCCGCCTTTTTTCATCGCTCGACCGATCAATGCGAACGCACCGGAATCGAGGATGTGCTTTTTCTTGCCTGTGAGATACTTTGGCAATTTCATGTGTCCCACTCCTCAATGACGGCAATCGGGACACAAATCAGTGTCCTGGAAACCGTGCGGGCAGCGACCAGTGTTCGGGTCAATGAGTCGCCTGCTCGCGACTTCATAATCCGAATTGCATTCACCACATTGACAATCGGCAATTCCGTCATCTTCGTCGTCATTCGAATTGCAATTCATTTGCCGTTCGTAGTCAATCGTTTGCTGAATGTCAAAAGACGTCCAACGAGTGATTGCTTCGGCGGCATGGACGATGGCCGAGGTTGCAATGAACGCCGCAAACACAAGCAGTATTAAACAGAATTCGATCATAGTTTGATCAAGTCCAAAAATTCCTCACGAGCCTCGGGCTTATCACGAAACACCCCGGTCATTGAGGATGTGATCATTTCCGCACCCTGCTTATAGACGCCGCGAGACGCTACGCACTGATGGTTTGATATGAGGATGCACGCCGCACCTTTGGGTTTCAAATGCTGATTCAGCGAATCGGTGATTTGCGTCGTGATTCGCTCTTGCATTTGGAAGCGACTGGAATACACGTCAACAAGTCGCGAGAGTTTTGATAACCCGACAACCGGGCCATTAGGGATGTAACCGACATGAGCGATACCGGAGAATGGCAAGCAATGATGCTCGCACAACGAATGGAAGATGATGTTCCGTTGCAGGATGATTTCGTCATATTCTTCTCCGTCGAATGTTGTGAGCATCTTCTCGATATCTTTGTCCGTCACATCGTAACCGGCACACAATTCATTTCGCCACGATTCGAGGAACCGCCTCGGCGTATCTCGCATGCCGTCTTTGAGTGTATACCCGTCGGCATTGAAGCACTGACCGCGTGTGAGATAACCAAGCAGTTCCGTGACATTTTCCAAATGAGATTCTTGATAGCTCATGGGAGTCCTAGCAATTTCTGAGTTTGCAAGCAAAAACGATAACCAAACTTCATGCAACTTGCAACAACGGCTGCTTGATGCCACATGTTGCGAACGTGATCTTTCTCGTCCATCGGTTGCAAGTACACAGGAGCCGTGTCCGTATTGAACGGTCGGGCGGGGGCGAACGCCATGCCGAGGACCGACGTAGGCAAACCATCCTCGGGACTTACGTGCTCAGCATCGAGTACGTATTTGTATGCGTTGATTGGAATTGCCGCGTTGATCGTCGGCGTCTTCGGTGAACAGACGATGGTCACCTCGCTATAGGGAAATGTGTTGAGGTGGATTGTGCCGTTCGTTTCGACTTGAACGGTGTATCCTGCATCGAGCAATTTGCGAACGAATGGCGTGAGATTTTGGCGGAATGGCTCGCCGCCTGTGATAACCACCAATCGAATCCATCGCATGTTGGCGATTCCTTCGAGCAAGCAAACAGGAATCGTCATGTGAACTTTGGTCAGCAATTCATCGACTGTGAATCGTTGGCGTGCCGATGTGTAATCGGTATCACAATTATGAACAATCATCCCTGCAGCAATATATGTATGTGTCCCTTGTACTTCAAAATTGTACACAGGAAGCAATGCATCTTTGGAACCAGCAAGTCGAGTCCACGCTTTGGGGTTTGTCTTGGAAGTGATTCGTTCAATGCCACGAACAACCAACCCATTGCGTACAAATTCAGCAAGCCGGTTTACGATTCGGTTCGCCTCGGCTTGTTTCTTTTTTGCACGTTCTGGTTTTCGACTACCTACAGAATTAACTAACGGAAACGGAGTAATGGGCAGGAAAAGGACTTCATATCCTGCCGATTCAAAAATTCGCCTTCGTTCCTCCTGCCATTTCTCATCTCGACCAAGGTATTCAGTTTGCTCGGCATCCCACACCTCAACAAGTTTTTTTGTTCCGTCAATAATGAAATCTGGTACTTTATGATTAACTTCCAGACTACCGTCACCGACGAAACGCAAACCAAAAAACGTACCAAGGTTTTCGACAAAAGCTTCAGCTTTTGTTCGACGACCACGATCTTTGCGATTGAGAAATCCCTTTATTGCCGTTTCAGGATTCTTCATTGGATTATTTTTACGCATTCGATATGCAGTACGTTTCCTTAGTGCGTTCTGTTGAGTCAGTGTCATATTGTCAAAAACAGAAACCCCTTTCGTTTTCATTGTCTCGCTGACTCGACCTGCTACAATTGCATCCTTCATTGGATTAAAAATCCTCATTTGCTCGGCAACACTGAGATGCAATATAATATCATTCAATTGCAATGATTTCGCAGCAACCCATCCTTTTCCTTTCACCAAAATCGGATGATCCCCTGTAATGAAAACTTTTCGACTTCCAACCGTAAGTCGGTAAACAACAGAAACATCATGCACCATTGTAGTAGTGACTCTGCGACGAATGAATTTCTTTTTGCGTTTACTATATGACAAAACAACATCACCAGCACGCACTTCGGAAATTGGTTTAGTCGATCCGTCACCCATACGAATAGGTGTCGGACCATGAAAACAACCGGGACATTGCAAATTGCACCCCGCGGTGCGAACGAACACGGCGGGCGTACCGGCGAACGGTCCTTCGCCCTGCAATGTAAAAAATACTTCCTGAATGTCGAGCGAACCATTTTGGTCATGGTCTCGTTTCTCGGGTTGTTGTGTGTTCAGCATATTGCCTCCAAATGAAAGTGGTCCCGTGCATTTCCATGTGTTCGAGGCACGGGACCACACCTCAACACGACCGTCCGTTACGCTCTACGCTTATGTACCTTTTTGTGATCTCGTTCGCACAATGTTATACCATTCGACAACACGTACCGCAATTTGGGGAAACGAGACCAGGATTTGATATGATGTGCATTCAACTTACCGCCTTTTCGACTACATTTTTGGCAAGTGTAATTATCACGTTTGAAAACGGCCAATCGCCATCGCTTATATTTTGCTTCCCCATTATGGCGATTGCGTTGTTTCCTTTTCGGAATCGACTTCCAATGATTCAGATTTCCTTTGCTTCGTTTTTCGCGTTCTTCATCAGCTCGATCTCCGTATAACTCTTCATACGATCTTCCTCCACGCCTTTTGTTGCTTTCAGTGATGTGCAGGAGGCGCCGACCTTTCATCCATTTTCCATACCCCCTTTGTTTGGCAATGCGTGACAGTTTGCGTCGATGCTCAGGACGCCTGCACACACGCCGAAGACTTCGATTTATTTTTTCTTGATGTTCGGGTGTTCGTTTCAGTGTATCACACCCATTCAACCACTTGTGGAAGCGAGCACGCCTAATACCATCGGCAACGGCTCGCTTCCACAAGTCATAATGTTCAGTATTTCTAGGTGCCGGCATTTGGACGTTCCGGGAGAGGCCCATTGTAAACGTACTCAATCGGATCGACCGCGTTATTTTTCATAAACGCCTCTCGCCGCTCACAACATGAACCACATTTCCCGCAAGCGATTGATTGCTGCTTGTAGCACGTGCGAGTGTATTGATACGGCACGCCGAGCCCCAAACCGATCTCGCAGATTCCGGATTTGTCGATGTGCAAAAATGGTGCTTGTACTTTGACTTTGAAATCGGATGCCAATTGCATCGCTTCGAACATAGCTCGAATGTATGCCGCACGACAGTCGGGATAAATCGCATGGTCGCCGGCGTGTACGCCGACGTACACATTGCCTCCGCCAAGAGACTCACACAAGCCGGTGAGAATCGCAATGAATATCGAATTGCGGCCCGGGACGACGGTCTGCGACATGGACTGAGCTTCATAATGGCCTTCGGGAATGTCGCCTCCCGTTTGCAACAAATTCGATTTGAGGAGTTTCGACACCTCGGTGAGGTTCACGACTTCGAGCGGAACGCCGTATGTCGCTGCGAGCGTGCGGGCGGCGCCGATTTCGAATTCGTTGTGCTTCGAACCGTACATGAAGAACAGCGCTTGTTTATTGGCGTCGGGGTTGTCATTCACCATTTTGGCAAGCAACGTGCCTGAATCCATACCGCCGCTGAGCGAGATCACACAATTGTTTACGGGCATTTGAATACTCCTGGTCGTTGTAACGTGACGCCTGCAATAATGTATCGGACCATGCCAAACACAAAATAAAAAACCCCGCATGAGTCGAAACCCATGCGGGGTTGAGAACGCCGTGGCGAGCGGCATCGTTGCGATTCGTTACAGCCAGTAGCCGTTGTCGTTCTTCTTCGCTTCGAGGCGGGACAACTGCGTGCTGAGCGTGCGGGCCATTTGCTCCTCTTCGCGGTCGCTGAACTTCGCGACCATCTTTTTCAGGATTGTGGCCTTCTTGATCGGCTTCGCCTTCGAAGCGGCTTCGAGCAATTCGCGAATGTACGCGATGACGCCGGGATGCTTGCCCTTTTCGCCGCCCTTCGACGACTTCTTGCTGCTCTTCTTCCCGGACGATTTGCTCGACTTCGCCTTCGACGATTTGCCGGACGACTTCTTCGCGGTCGCTTCCTCCTCATCGTCATCCGATTCGGCGTCGTCGTCGTCATCGACTTCGGCTTCGCCGCCGATGACCTTGATCTTGCGATTCTTCGCGACGGCATCGGTCACCGTATCGAGAAGTTTCTTCGATTTCTTTTCGAGGTCATCGGTCTTGGCGCTGCCGTTCATCGCTTCGAGCTTCGCGGGCAACTTCTTCAAACGGGTCGCCAACTCGGCGTTGTCCCAGTTCTTCGCCGTGCTGCTGCCCAAGCCCTTGAACAATGTGCGAGCTTCGTCGGCATCGATTTCGAGGATCTTCTTTGCGGTTGCGGTTGCCATGATACTTCTCCTGAATGGGGTCGATTGCATCGGGTTGCAGCGACCGGTGTTTTGTTCGTGACGACGTTCGCCACACCATAATGATAAACGGGACCAGCACAAAATCAACTAACACCGCAGAAATTTTTTGTGCTTATTTCTCGGTGATTTCGCTCATTTTGCACCGGTATCGAATTTTTCTGGATTCGTCGCGGACGAGCTCGCCGGCAATTCGAAATGCCCCTTGCTCAATGAATCGAGCTTGAACGGTGACACGACGATTCGCGGTTCAACGTATACCGGTTTGACTTCCGTGCCGTTGGGATCCTTGAGCAAAATCCATGTGCCCTCAGCTGCATCGGGCATGAATAAACCGTTCGGGTCGGCTTGCGCCATCACTCCGTAATGCGTCGTTCCGTCACCGAGTCGCATTTGTATGCGGGTGCTTTAATTGCTTCAAACATGCGAACTAATTTTTCTGGTTCACTCATTTTCTTCTCCTTTGGTTAAAACTGCACGGGAGGCATGTTCGGTTTGGACCCGAACAAAATAAATTAAAAACACCGATGGGTTCGTAATCTTCCGATTGACTCATAAGAGAAGCAAAAAAATCAACCGGTGTCATCCCAACTCATTAGTTGGACGCCATAATCAGTGCCGCCTCCCGTGCTTAACTGTACTGACACTTACAGCTGCGGACCGCGGGGTTCGCGATCTTCAAACAATTCGCCACGTACACTTGATGCCCTTCACGATAGGGTCCTTCGCGTACGACCACGAATTCCAAACGTGCCACGTCCTGCTTCAATTCATCGGGTGTTGAATTGATGCCGATCATGGCAGTAACGTGTGCTTGTTTCAACTGATTGTCTGAAAAGCTCGACCGTCCTTGCTTGTCGAGCTTGTGTGCTTTCGAATTCGCTTGTGTCGCTGTGACGACCAAACAATGAAGTTCCTGACTGAGCGTTCGCAATCGCCGCCAATTTTCGTTGATCTGATCTCGCTTCTCGCGAAATCCTTTTGGCGCTTCGAGCAAGTCAGCGTAATCGATAACCACGATATCCGGCACGAACTCCTCGGTCATTTCGAGTCGTAACAAACGTGCTCGAATGTCATCGAGGGACATGGTTGGTCGAACGAGCATACGAAGATACGGTCGGTTTGACCGCAAATACAAATCGCGAAATTCAATCTGTGCTCGGCGTATGTCCTCCAGCGATAACGGCTCACGCTCGAAACGTCTTTCCCGTTTCACTTTGAAGCCGGTTGCCCTGCTCGGTATGAGCTTCACAGGAAACATCCATTTGCCGGCTTTCAACGGCCGATAACACAAACGCGCTTCCTGTCGTCGAGTCACTTGATGTTCACTCATGTCACCGATCTGAAAGTAGGCGACACGTCGGCGATTCATCAAACCGCGGTGAACAATATCAAACAACCAAAACGAATTGTGAATAAAACAATCGTCGCCGATAAAATTATGATACATTGGTACACCAATATCATACGTGTGAATTCTCCCGGCGGCTTTTATACTTACGATGGGATCCCACAAAATATCCGAATCGAGGATTTGTTGAATTTTTGCATGTTTGCAATCTCGCAGACTTTCACGCATAAAATCCCGACCACATCTCAAACTCTCAGCAATTTGCTTCGTACGTGATTTTCCAAACCAATGCACAAGTGCACCACGGCCTTCTTTTTTGATCTCTTCCCATGCTGTTCTTACAATGGCACATGGAATGCGATCCATAAAAGAGCGTCGTTTATGATCAAAACTCCTCCAGCCACAACTTTTGAATGGAAGGAAATTGATCTCATTCAAAAAAAGATTTACGTATTCTGCACTACCAATTGTGATTTGCCAAGCATCAAATTTCTCTTCATTGAATGTGGTGGGACTGAAAAACATCCGATGAACAATGCCAAACCTAATGAGCAAATGTGATAGTTGCCGAATCATTGATTCGTTTGCCAAACTTAGTCGTACCTTTGGAATACCATTTCGTGAGTCGTTTCCAATACTACCATCACAACTGAAAAACACTTGCAGAAACAACGCCAATTTGTTTTTCGGGAGTTGGAAAATTTCTTTGGGAATGAGTTTGGTTTTAGCGCTGTGTCCCAAAATTCGATAGCGTCTGAGCAATCGCTTGCCGACTTTGTCTATGCGGATGCTCATTGGCATTGCATCCGCAAACCCAATACCTAATTCAGTACAGCAAGATTTGAAATCATCGCGAACCGATGTTTCACCATTAGTGAATGTTGACGCACAACCCCATTTTTTACCTTTGAAGTGCGTTTGCACACAACAACCTTCGGCCAACATATACGCAATAAACTTCACTTCAGCATCGCTCATTTGCCGTTCCCCAAATACTGCCACACGTTTTGGAACGGCAATAAAATCACCAATATGCAAATCTTCTAATTTCATCCAACCATTTGGTGTATAGTATTTATGATTCGCTGTCGTCACTACTCGTTTTCCACTTCGTGTGCGAATCTCAAAAGTAGGCTTCGTGCCGTTATCCCAAAATTGAGCTATGCAAATCCTTTCAACGTTTTGTGTTTTCGTGTTGAGACTGAGAATCTCGACAGGTTTCTTTTTCTTAACAATGGATGCGATTGATTTTAATGCCCCATTAGCTAATAAGACTTTTGTTGAACCAGCAACGCATTTTTGCCGTTTCATTGGCGCTTGAAATGCCACGAAACAGTCTCGGGCGAGTTGTTCACGGAAGAATCCTCGACCGAGCTCACCGGGATACTCGATCATTTCCTCTACTTGATAACTGAACGTACGTTCGTGAATATCAAGTTGCGAATACGGATCGGTGAATTCCTCGCCGCCGAATTCAACCTGACGGTATTTGTCGACCGCCTCCTCGGCTTCCTCAACCTGATTTGTCGATGCGAGGTCTTTGAGCTTCTCACCGAGGCGACCGATACGCACTCGGTTGAAATACGACGCTGCTCGGTCGATGGTGTGTTCAACGTTGATTTCCCGACTGCGACTGTACTCGTCGGACAGACCTTCGAGAAACTTGCGAACGATCTGCACTGTAGCTTTGTCGTGAGTGGGTTTCGGGGCCCACCGATCAAACATCGCTTCGATTTCGACGCCGGGTGCTTTGTCGTATTTCGAGTGAAACTTGACGCACCACCCAGCAACGAGATTCGCCCACGGCGACTCGAATAATTGCTTTTCGTAATGTGCGGCGATGCGAGCGACCACGTGGTCGTTGACGATCATCGCAGTCAAAATTTTTCGCTCGTCTTTGTTCGAGTGTTCCTCAACCTTCATGCTTACTCCTCAATCTTGGCATGAACCACTTCGAAATCGAACTCATCGTCCTCGCCCATGTGTTTGAGCGCTTCACGGACCATTTCGCGAGCCGACCTCACCGCACTTTGTACTTCGCCTTGCAGTATTTCGTCGCCGTCATGCTTCGTGACTTTCAAAACGACATTTACTAGCATCGCCCACTCCAAATTTCTTTAGTGTTTGTCGAATCAATTGAGTCGTGAAACTGTCCGGTTTGTACACACCAGCACGAACTTCATCCATCAAATCAGCCAACTCAAGTGCATTTTCAACCAATTCTGCAATATCATTCGCACTAGGCGGTGAATCGTCGGCCACTTCCCCAGCAATGCAGTGGTCACAAACATCATCATAACCAGTCCCTTTGGCAGTAGGCTTCCAACCGCTGCCGCCACAAACATCACACGGTTTGGTCCGCATTGAGTTTCTCCAATACACCATTCCAGCGTTGAGGTTTCGTGCAATACTCGCCGGTGATCGATTTGCATTCGCGGACGAATTTATCACTGTCCGCGGTGAACACATCACGCATTAGGTTGCCGTCCCATCCATCCCACGACTCGCGATTCCAGAACACGTTCTCAAACCATTGGTATACGAATTCGCTGGGACGATGCAAATGGGACAGCACATATTTCGCGAGCACCTTGTCGCGGCTGCCCATCTTTGTTTCGGAGATGCCGTTTCGAAAACTATTGTAATTCTGCAAACTGAGCTGAACGACAACAGGCAGTTGTTCGGCGGAACCTTTGGGCCAGCGGAAATTTTTCAACCGTTTGACGATGGCCTTCGCCTCTTTGCCAACCTTGACTTGAGGATTTTTCGTCTCGTGGCGTTTCATTGCCGCTTGAATCTGCTTGAACTTTGTTTTGAGTGAAGTCGCGGACCAAATGATCGGCGTGTACTTGTCGCGAGCGTTGTTGCAATACCATCGAATGAGCTCGGTGACTGTTCGTTTGTCGTAACGTTCAACCAGTCTGTGGATTTGTTTTGCCCATGCTGATTTTGTTTTGGTGAATGAGCAATCACGCTTGTCACTACGCAACCGATTCAATCCAAGCAATGTGCTGTGAAGTTGTTGAGCAAGTTTTTCTTCATGCGGTGAGTATTCGTCACTTGTGACTTCAAGTAGTTTGGTCGATCCTTTGGCATGCTTGTGACCATTGTTAAGGAATGAATCCCAATCTTTTTCTGCTCGCAAACGACGTTGCTCATGTCGGCGGTTGTGTCCGCCGACGGGGGATAATCCTTTAGGATTTATCCCATTATTAGTTTTATATATATTATGCCCGAACTTTTCTTTCGGTTTCACCCGAACTTTTCTTTCGGGTGAATTTCCAGTTGCTTTGCGACGGTTGAACGCCTGTTTGATTGCATTGCTCCAACACGTCCGCAAGTACCGAGTGCCGCGTTTCTTCGTGACGATAATGTGGCCAGAAGCAACCAATTTCGAGAGCTTCATCTCGATCATTCTGACCGAGCAATTTTCGATTTCAGCAAGCTTTTCATTGCTCGGGCAGCAGCCATACTTCGAATTGTTTGTGCCGTGTTGTACCAGGCTTTCGATCTCTGCCAGGAACATTGCTTGATCAGCAGTCACTACGCCGTCGTGCCAATCTTTTCGTAACGCTCCTGGAATGATCAAATCGTAGCCATTACCTTGCCATTTTCTTGTTTTTCTCATCGCAACGTTTCTTCAAAAGTAAAACAAACGGGCGGGCGAATCGAGCACTCCATCGCAAGCATGCGAAGAATGATCCGCTTTTCGACACGTCACTATCTAGCCCGTTCGTAGTCGCCAAAAAAGAACGCACGGGCGGGCAAGTCATGGTTGCGGGAGGTGAGCATGCACCAGAGGAGACTTGCTTTTCGGAAGGGCCATGTTTCCTAGCCCGTGCGTTCATTATTTCAATCCGCATATCGAGGCCCAACGCAACACATCATATCAAACGCACACAGCCCATCAATCACGTTTTTGTGTAAAAAACAACGCGGACTCTCGGGAGCCCAATCGACTTAACAAAAAAGGAATTCCTCATCGTCGAAAATTTGGGCGTGCCACATGAGGAATCTTATCGTTGTATCGGGATGAACCGAAAGCTAACTTGCGAATTTGCTTCACCTCTTTCGATGATGCCGCACCAGCGTCTTTTGCCGATTCGAGAACAACGTTGAACGTTTCACCTTCGCAAGCGCTGAGTGCCTCGATCAAATTTTTGGCACGCATTTGACCTGGTTTGTCGGCGTCGAAACAAATGATGCGGCGGGGGAATCGCATCATGCGAAACAATTGAGCTTGTGTGTACATCGTGCCCATTGTCGCGACCGCACCCGGACCGATCTTCCAAACGTCCATCACGCCTTCGCAGTTGCCGGAAACCATCGTTCGGCCGTTGCGACGAACAACAATGAATCCGGTATCTACTGTGCAGCAATAAACTGCTCCTTGGTATGATATTTGTTGTGGTTGTTTGACGTTTGTTCTCCATGATTTTTCGATTAGGTTTAGAACGAATTCGGGTTTGTGATTTTGTCTCTTTGGTTTAACTGTTCGCATGACACATGAAAATCCTGTCAGTGATGCTATAGCACTAATTGTTTGGGCAGAATTTTGTTCAGAAGTAAAAAACCGAATTCCATGAACTTGACAGTCCCCATCCCAATGTTGTAATTCGTGAAGCATCGCTCTGCGAGTTTTGTGTGGCCAATGCATTGCACAAATTGGCAGTTGTTTTTTGTCAGTACCCTCTAAGTAATCAAAAAATGGAACATCTTTCTTATCAATCGCAAACCATGTATCGCGAGAATTGGTATCGGATTCGTCAAAATGGATTTTGAGTTGTTGAAGAAGATATTTGATTCGTCTCTTTTTTCTTTCTTTGCGGAATGCCCATCGTATTCGTTGTCCTCGTGGATGTTCCCAATGACCATCAGCAAGGAAGCATATCAATAACCGTGCTTGTAAGGGAGTAGGTCCTCGGTGGTGTGATTTGTAGATTCCCGCAGTTGGAAATGCGGTGTTAGTCGTCACATTTTTCGCCGTCGTTACTTTTGGGTTGCATTTTTGACGCCGATGCAGTACTCGGTGATTTTGTGTTATTAGTAAATCTGCCCATCTATTTTTGATATTGATCAGGTTTTCGTTGCAATTAAATTGTTGAATGGCTTTAGGATGTGTGAACGTGATAACACCAGGCATTGGAGTATGTGTTGTGTCATCAGGGTGAATTTTATATTGAGCTACTTTGTGTTTTGTTGTTAGTTGGGGAAAAGGAATCCATCCATGATCTGTGAGAATATCAGTGTCGGGAGTGTAGCAAACCACTATCGTGTGTTTTGCGAAGTCTTCGCCGTACAGGACGGTATTCGCGGGGAATTTTTCGTCTTCGAGGTCGGCCTTGATATAACGTTTCTCGACTTCATCGGAAATCGACCGCGTGGTCCAAGAGATCGTTTCGAAGTCGAAAAAGATCGGGATGAACAAGCGCCATTGCAATCGGTCAGCCATGCCGATGCCTTTGACGCCCCATTTATTGGCAATGGTCGTCGGATTTAGACCGCGTTTCAATAAGTAATTGCGGTGCTCGATTCGCATTTTTTTGACGCCTTCCGGCAGTTTCACCTTACCCCGACGAATTGTGTGGAATTCCTTCGTCTCGGGCAGTAAGGCATCATACGTGCCAAGCAATTCCTTGCATTCGCTAAACGAGATGCCGCATAATGCCATCAAACAGTCGTGTAATCGATGTGGGCCGCAGGACCAGCAACTCGCGTACATCCCTCTAATGTTGAATCCTAGTCTGAAATGTTTCCAGCCAGGACTACAGTAAGGGCAGTCAGTTTGAATCCAACCTTTTCTGGCGTGCTCGTGTTGTCCGTATTGTGCGTAATCGACACCGTATTGCTGAAAAATTTCAATAAAGTTCATAGCCATTTCCAAGTTCGTCTGTTAACTATTGCTTCGATTGTTGATACGCTGACATTAAAACGTTTTGCAAAAGTTGATATGCTGCGGGATCTGTCAGTATTTTTGTTTGGAAAACCAACAGCACAAGGCACACAATTTTTGCGGATATACAAAACTTGCTGGCGTGTTAATCTGTTTGTATTGACTTTTTCACCGCGGATTATTGTACCATGTTTGATTCGGTCATGGTTGTTTTGCGTTGGTGTTCCGTATGCCAGGTTATCAAGTCGATCATTTGTCCCGTCACCGTTCAGATGCCTTGATTCCATGCCTGGAGGACAAGGCCCTTTGAAAGTTAATAAAACGAGCTGATGAATAAAGAAGCGTTTTCCTCTCGATAATTCTACAACCGTATGTCCGAGTTTTGTGTGATACCCCTTTAACAAACGACCTTTGACTGATTGATAGAATGCTTTTTGTTTGTAGTTTCCGGGATTGAATACTTTCCTAGTCTTGGAACGAACCCTACCAAATGTAGATGCTTGGTATTCTCGTTCAAAACCAGGGATATTTTGCCATACCTCATTTTCTGTAAGGACAAACCATTCATCAATGTTCATTGTTGTTTCACGGGGTAATGTTGACGAGCGAGCAATTGTACCTTTTGCCAATGCGGTATCGTTTTGTGAATCTCTTTATCGTCGCCGTAATGAATGTAGCTGTACTCATCCGTTTTGCGACAGAGCTCGGGTTCACCATGCCAACGGAATTCGGCGTCGATGGGAAGTTCGCTGAATCGTTTAATGAGTGAATTGACCATGATCAATCTCCTCGCATGTTGAGACAGGTTCGGAATTCAGTGACGATTTGTTTTCGCTCACACTCAATGTGTAGTTAGTGTCCGTAATCGAATTTGAGTATGACGATTGGATTTTTGTTGCTGTCGAGGGTGGTTTCAATGCCAACCAACCTGTGGTTTATGACATTCACCAATCCTTGTTTGGTGAACTGATCCTCGACGATGTCTGGATAGGCGTCATTCATTCGAGCAATTTCTCGTTCCGCACGTTTGTTCTCTGCTGTGTAATTCAAACGCATATCAGCATCTAAACGTTTGAATTTCATCTGCTCATTGTTGTGTTTGATGTGGCGTTCGAGGTCGAGCAGTGTTGATTCACCAAATGTTTTTCTGTGTCCGTGTGTCATAAACGTTTCTCCATTCGAGGATTTTGAAAGGTTCGAGTAATTTGATTTTCAAACGGTATCCAGCACCGTACAGTCGAGCGTTATCGATGGCGTGTCCGTATTTTGAGTTGAGCTTTTCGAGTTTGTGTTGCAGCATAAGCCGTCGAATGTCTGCGAACGGGACGAAGTACGCACATTGCATTGTGTGCAAAATCAATGCTCGCAATTCATTGACGGTCGTTGCCAATTTCGTTGCTGCTCGATGATGCCAGACCATGTAGAACAATTGATGATGGCGAGCGAACTCCTCATCTTTTTTCAATCGTCCTGCATACACGAACGTTTGACGTGACAGACCCGCTGCTTTCGATTCCACATAGATGCGGCGTCCGCGAATGCATTTCGATACGTCGGGGCAGTACGTGTATTTGGAAGCGGTGCTGTGGCGTTGTCCTTGCAAGAAATGTGCGGTTAATTCTTCGACGAAATCACCGATGACGTAGCGGGCGAATCCATGACCAGAAATTGGTTCGTCGAATAATCGCAGCTGTGAGCGTGATTTGAATGATGCCACGCTAAGCGGGGATTGGTTCGTAGTGTTCATCATAATGCTGCTGTTTTGTTTTGGTGGTGAGGTTCGAAGCACGGTCGTTGAATGCGTCCCAATCGGCATGATGTACTTGGCAACCGTACGGGACGCACTTGCGATGAACAAACATCCAAATGAGTTTGGCACAAACGATGGTGCGGCGTTTGCGTTTGCCCGTGCGAGTATAGCCGGACATCAATTCCCAGCGGTGACGTGGGCTGCCGCCATGATGATTCTGGCCGCGAGATTCGACGATAGTTGGCGTGTGCTCTCGACCGCGAAAATGCAACACTGGTCGGCGTGTGTCGAGTTTGGTGATAACGATCTCGCCCGACTCGATCTATTTCAACAGCTGCCGGTCGGTGATGTGCTTTGTTTTCATTTCTTTTTCTTTTTCTTGCGGGGAGTTTCCTCGACCGGGGGCGTATCGAATTCGTCCTGTTGTTGCAGTAATTCAGACAACGATTTTTTTGGCATCGTTGCCTCCTCGGGCGATGAAATGCAATTGAACATGAACTCGACGAGCACCTCGGTCATCGACCGGCCGCGTCTAGCACAATAAGCTTTGAACATGTCGCGAAGGTCGCGACTGATTTTTCGCAATACCAGATCAGCATCGCCTTGAGCTGATGCTTTATATGAATCGGCCATTTTTGCTGTTCCTTAAATGTAGAGGTTGAACTTCGAACACACTCGAATGATGTAGTCAAAAAGCATTTCATTCGGTGTGGTGTCTTTGATTTGCCCGAACCATGCCGCGGGACGTTCGCCAAACATGACAACGAAATCGTCCAATGGCATGCCCATCTGCATCGTAAATTTCATCAGCTCGTGTGGGGCAAACATACCTTTGTGGGCGACTTCGAGCAAATGAGGCAATTGGTTTTGATCGGGAAATAAGTAACGCATGAGATCGTTAGGGTCCCAGCAGTATTTCCCGTCTGATGTTTCGACGACCGCATGGTTCAAAATTTGTCCGATGCGACCGCATTTGTAGTATCGATGATCGATCAATGTCAATTCTTTGAATGGCACCGACCGTTTGATGTTGGCACGAGTAATGAGTTGCTGAATCATGCTGCGAGCTTCCTTCGTTTGGCTGGTTTGCGTTTTCGCAGGCTGCGAGCAACATCAACCAGCATGTTAAATTCACCATCACTTTTCCCGCCGTCGAGAATAGTGTCAAACATTGCTTGTTTCTTGATGAGCGTCTTCGCGACTTTTTCTTCGACGGTTCCCGACGCAAACAAGAAGTACAGTGATACGGGATTTCGTTGCCCCATGCGATCTACGCGGGCTATCGCTTGTTTGATCTTCTGCGGGTTGAAAATAAATTCGCCGATGGCAACGTGATGGCATGCACGTTGTAATTTATTGATGCCCGTGCCGGCGGCGATGATGTTGCCGAAAAATAGTCGTTTGACTTTTTTGTTGACGAATTCGTTGATTGCTGCTTGGCGTTGTCGTCCTTTGACTTTGCCATCAACGATCACTGCCACTTTTTTGTAGTGTTCGTACAGTGGTCGAAGGAAATCACGATGATACCCGAACAGCACCAATTTTTCATCCGTGTTCTCCAGGAATTCATCGATCCATTTGATGAGCTCCTTTTTCTTTTCCTCCGCGGTGAGTTGCAATAGGTGGTTGAATTTCGTGAAGCCCGGTGCCGTCAACGCACCGCGTATCGATTTGCCTTTTGACACCAACCACGCAATGATGTTTTCTTCTGCTTCGGCGTAGTTCGTGCGGTTGATCTTCAACGGCACCAGCGTCGGTGTGACAGGCGGTAGTTCTTTGAGGACCGCACCCCGTTTGCGGCGTATCATGCATTCGGAGTACAGTAGTTTGCGGAGCTCGGCCTCATTGGAAGCGCCATCGTATTTGATACCCCATGGGGTGCGTCGTGGTTTGCAGTATCGACGTCCGAATGGCAAAAAATGTTTGAATTTCTTTCGTTTGATAATGTGCAGCGTCACCCAAATTTCTGAGGGGTGATTTTCGAATGGCGTACCGCTTAGGCCGATGATGTGTGGCACACCATCGCACAGATTGACGGCTGCTGATGTGCGAATAGCTTTGCGTGATTTGATGTAATGGAATTCATCGAGGACGACGACCGAGGGATCGAGGCGTTTCAGGAATTCCCACCATGCATCGAGGATTTCCCAATTGAGGATGATCACTTGCGGGATGTACCACGGCATGCGTTTTGGCGGTCGGCGCCCTTCGAGCACCCACGTTTGAAATTTGGTGTGGATTTTGACTTCTTCTTCCCACGAGTATTTCACCGAGCACGGGCAAATCACGATGATCGGTCGTTTGCGGCGGAACACCTTTGCAATGTCGAGCGCCATGCGTGATTTGCCCAGTCCGGGATCATGTGTGAGCATGACACGACCTCCGAACTTGTGGATCGCTCGGAACGTGTCGATGGATTGGAATGGTTTTGCTTTCGGTCGTTTCATTTGATGAATCCGATTTGATCGAGTGCCTTGTCTTTTTTGAGTAGCATCATCAACACGAACGCATGGCCCATTTTCTTGTCTTTGAAATTGAGCACGTCGGTCAATGTCATTTTCAATTCTCGATGGTCGTAGGCGTCGTAATCGAGCAATACCAGACGTTTCTTTTCCCGTTTGCATTCGTTGTACAATCGCTTCAATTCGCGAAATGCAACGGTGCGTTGTACTGCTCGGGCATATAACGGAGCGTAGATTCGTTTGCGAGCGTTGATGTAATCGAGCTTCGTGCCGTCCCACCAACTGTATTCTGGAATCGCTCCTTTGCCCATCGGGTAGCGATGTGCCCGATGATCGCCCCAACCGCGGCGAGCCCAATCGAAGTAGGCGAATGTCGGGTCGCCCCATTCGTTGGTGTGTCGTTTGTAGACTTTGGAAAACTGCCAGGCGTTTTCCATGTTCAGCGATCTGTTGCCCTTATACAGTTGGCATGGCCCGAGTATGAACGGCGATAGTAATTGCCATTTGCCTTCGCTGTTCGAAGTCGTGCTGACCACTACATCGTTTGGTTCTTTGCGGTAGCGATAGCGATTGAGGACGGCGATTCTCATTGCTTCCACCCATAAAATGTGTTGTGCACTCGTTGAGGTTTCCATCCCCAAATGTAACGGACGTCGTTCGCTGAGCGGGTGACGAATTTCCCACCGTCGGTGAAAATGTGGATGTGCCGACCGCCACGTTTTCCAATTGAGCATTTATACGCAAAACCGTAACACAACTCCCGATGCTGCTGCCATCCCATCACCCAGTACGCAACGCGAACACCGTAATTTACGATCTCTTGCTCGGTTGGCGTATGTCGTGTGCGTTCGGCAGTCATATTACGATCCTTATCGGTATGGATGTGTTGAATCTAACCATAGTCCGAGCACGCCTTTTGTCGGCCACGTCTGCCGCACTGCCTGCTCGATGTTCTCAAATGCTTCGTACAATCGATCAGGATGCCAGTCCGCGTGATACTCGCATAATGCACGTTGCACGATTCGCATCCCTTCCCGACTTGCGACCATCAGATCGAGGTCGAGATCGGGTTTCAGCACTTCACTCACGATGATGCGGGCGTCGGCGCTGAGCTCATCCCACAAATCGACGAATCGCGATTGACGATATACGGCGGGTGTAGCATCGTTGATGGAGACGATTTTCTTTTTCGATTGGCGTGCTTTGGAGCGACGCATTTCCAACATGCCGCCCCACACACGAGTGCTGATGTAACGAGCAAGCCGACCGCGTCGGCGTTTGAATTTGTGAACAGCACTAAGAAACTGCCAATTCGCTTCGGTCATCAATTCTTCAAAGTCACCTCCGTAGCGTGCAATAAATTTGAAGACGAGTTTTTTGAGCAATGGCTTTTGTGTTTCATACAATTCAGCCAGACGGCGTTTGGTCAAACGCATCCTTGACCTCCAACAAAAAAAGAAGCACTCGGACGTTCCCGCCAAGGATTCGTCCGAGTGCATGGACCCATACACGTGCCGACTAATGCTGCCGTTTCTTTTTTGGGCGTTTGTGATGACGCCGTACCGGTTCAGCACGCATCTTGATGAGTTCAGGCGGCAGCACACTGACAAGGCGTGGCGATGAAAACGCAAACGAATCCACGACCGTCAAATTTCCTGACTCATCGTAACCGATTGTGATGCGACCTCGCGGGTCGCCGTTCGTGCATTCGGTGAAAATCAATTTTCCTTCGTGTTCACCGTAGAAGCGATGCGTGATTCGCTCCCGACCATTTCGACTCCTGTTGGTCAATGCATTGCACTTCTTTTCGAGGGTGCGTAAAAATCGCGTTGCTTCTTGCCGTGGGATTGATACGACTTCGGTCTCCATGACTAACTCCTGGGTAGTGGTTGTCGCACGCCGATAGGCGTCATGCAAATACAACGATTACGACAAACGTTGCATCAACATACACGTGCCGCCTGTGTCGTCAACGTGCGTTTTTGTGTGATCTTCCACGTCACAAAATGCGTTTAGAATCGCTCAGGCTTCGTTTATACACGCTCCCGACGGCGTTGACGGTTCAGATGTCGTACGGACCGCGTCGTGCGTCATACGCGACGTGTCGGTTTGCGTATCGGAATCATACCCATGTTTAGTACCATGGGTATGATTCTCGTCATTTTTGACAGGATCCTGTGTCATTTGCTGTTTTGATTTGCGGCGACTGGCGTGTGATTTTCGCCCGTGCTCTTTTCGTTGCTCAGGCGTCATGTGAGCCCAATACGCTTTTTGATGTAATGAGTTTGCTGAAGGTTGCGGACGTTCGTTTGCCAATACTGCGGTCAGTAGGCGTTGATCGTCCGGTTTTGTCATTGACGGTTGCACTTCGTCGATCCAATCAGGCTTCACTCGTAATGCTTCCTTGCGATAGTATTCGGCGACCGTTTCGTACATTTCCAGGCGTCGCTGAAGTCGTTTGATGCGACCGCGAACGTCACCGAGGATCCATTCGATTTGTTGTAAGGTCATTTCTTGCCTCCTTCGATCCAATAACCACCCTTGTCATTGTGTTTCACTTTCAAACCGCGTTCGCGTTGAATGCGACCGCTGATCTGAACCTTCACTGTGCTCAGCATGGATTTCTTTTCACGCTCGGGAAAACGCTTCGCGAGCTCGTCCACGATCTTGTCCAACGTCAATGCTTTCTTCTGTGACGCACCTTGCAGGATTTCGACGATGGTGCCGATGACGCCGGGACCGCGTTCGCCCTTCGCTTTTTTCTTCGCTGCTGGTTTTTTGTCGGGCGTTTTTGCGGCCGGCGCTGCCTGTTTTTTCTTGTCCTTCGATTTCGGCTTGGGTGCTTCCTGCTCCTCGCTGTCATCGTTCGCATCCTCGACGGGAGCACCGTCGGGCATTTCTTCAACGACCACCGGTTCGCGGCCGACGATGTTGACCGGCTCCTGATTCGCCAATGCCGTCAACAAACGTTCGTACAAGGCATCACTTTCGGGTGTTCGTACTTCAGTGTTTTCATCGACCACGTTGGGCAATCGCCGTACGCGATGAATGAGTTCACGCATCGAGTATTTGTCGGCGTGTGTCAAACCAACGTCTTGCAACAAACGAATGGCAGTTGTGCGTTCAATTTCCATTTTTCGGTTCCTTTGCTTTGCGTTGTTTTTTCTTCGATGGCGTTTGCACAGCGATCATTTTGCCTTTGTTCGCCGGCTCGTTCAGGAATTCATCGAGCGCGGTCGGTTGTTCCACGACCGCGGGCTTCTCGCGTTTCAATTTGCGTTGTTCCAATAACCACGCCGCCCGCTCGTGAACGCGGTATCGTCGAGCGTGCAGACGGTCGAGGTTCGCTTTCGTCCGGTCGGGTTTGAAATCGGTGCCGAAGTTGTTGCAGACGACGTGCCGCGGGTTGAGGTGTCGTCTAGCGATCAAATCAAATGCGATTTCGCCGGCCTCCTGACTGCGTGACGAGTGCCGCGTTTCATATACGGTATCGATGATCTGCTTACACGTCAGACCATCGAATAGGAGATCGATGACGTACTCCCTGAATTTCCAATCTTCATCGTGTGGTTGCATTTGTTTGCTCCTGTTCATCGTCGAGGTAACCAGTCGGTACTTTGGTGAGCTTGTCTCGGTGGACGATGCAGCCCTTTATTTTAGTGTATTTCAATCGCGAACGGCCAGGCCCCGACCAGCGAAATCCCATGTGAGCTCGCCGATAATGTGCCGTACGTTCCGAGGTTTCCTGGTCATCGGTGCATTCACCGATGATCCAACCGACCTTGCCACGCTGTTGGGCTCGCTCCTGCAAGCGTTGTACGATTTGCGGATCGAATGCTTCCTTTAATCGAGCACGGTCGCGGTCGAGCACGTCCGGCACGATCAACTCAGGATCGTGTTCGAGTAACGAAACGCCGAGGGCGACTCGTAGCACGGCTTCCTGCTCGTTCGAAACTTCGGCTTCGGTGACGTGCTTATCCGTTGCCGTCCAATCAAATTCCTGAACGCGAGCAGCCTCCTCCAGCGTCATATCAGGTTGCACGACCGTTGTGCTGATCGATAAGTTTCCATCGAGGCGACTGCCAATGATCGACATTACATGACGATTGCTGCCCGTATCTTTCGTAGCGTTGCAGATCAGCACGGTTCGTATGGTACCTAACAATTCATGCCCACGGGCGAAACGAAGCAGTAAGCTGCCGTGTGCTGTAGGGAAATGTAGATCAGTCACCTTGCGGTCGAGTTTCGTGCGTAACAGTGCATCAGCGATTTTCGGATAGATCGAGTAATACGGGCGGCGATCAAGCTTCCACACTGCTTCGGTTGTGAAATGCGTCATGCGAAACATGTATTCATTTTCATCGTTCTCGGGACAGATGCCGTAATCTGTTTTGAGATTGATGATGTGGTCATTGATCGCTTGTTGAACCTCCTTCGCCGTTCTCAATGTCGGGATGTGTGTCGCCGGCGTCCATTCGTGAAATTTCAACATGATTTTGCTCCTGTGATTTGTTCGCGAGCACGTGGTTGATTTGTAATTGGTCAATTGAAGTGAGCACCATTTTGGTCGTTTCGTTCATCTGTTCGTTGGGCAGCAGGCCGTATTTGTTGATGAAATCAGCCAGCGTGAATGGCGACCCAAGCATTGGTGTCGCTGATGTGCGAGGTGCATATGTTCGTTGTTTCAGCGGATTGGGATGCTGATACGCCGAATATCGTTTGACTCGATCATGGCGTTTCTTTTCTTTACGCAACCGCTCGACACGTTTGAGTTGCAATTGTCGGTCGCGTGCTTTCCCGTTTTGTCGTTTGCTCATGCTGGTCTCCTGAAA